AAGATTTTGATTCTATCAAGTGATGGTGACTTTCTACAATTACAAACTTATGGTAGTAATGTAAAACAATACAATCCTGCACAAAAGAAGTTTGTCAAATCAGAGAACCCAAAAGAAGAACTCAAAGAAAAAATTATTCGTGGAGATAAAGGCGATGGCATACCAAATATGTTCTCACCGTCTGATTGTTTTGTCCGTGACCTTAGACAAAAGCCTGTAACTAAAGGAATGTTAGATAAGTATCTAAAAGAAGATGTCAAAAATTATAGTGAAACGGATCATGCTAATTATGTCAGGAATGCCACACTCATTGACCTATCTTTGATTCCAACCGACATCAAAGAAAGAATTATAAATACCTATAATGAAACAAAACCGGCATCTCGCCAAAAACTATTAAATTATTTTATTGAAAAGAAACTGAAAAATTTAATGGACGTTATTGAGGAATTTTAATGAAAAATATCTATGAAGTGTTTGACGAATTCGAAGCTGTAACAACTAAAAAAGAAAAAATGGCAGTAATTGAAAAAAATCTATCAAAGACTTTGGTGGATGTTTTATATTTTACTTTTCATCCAAATTTTAAATGGAAAATAAAAGACATGCCAGAAAACTACAAAATTCCTGACACCAAGCCAGGAATTTCTGTTGCTCAACTATCTACAGAAATCCGTAGAATCTACCTGTTTCAAGAAGGACATCCTGAAGCAGAAAAATTATCTCCAAGAAAACAAAACGAATTACTAATACTATTTCTCGAATCACTAGAACCTCGTGAAGCTGAAGTTGTTATGGGTATCTTTAAAAAGGATCAAGGCGTGAAAGGTTTGACATATAATTTTGTCAAAGAGGCGTTTCCAAATCTTTTACCCTAAATGCACGATAAAGAACGAATTATTGTAACCGCTGGTGAATTTGATCCGTTAGATTCTAACGATTTACACTTCTTACAGCGTTGCCGAAGAAAAGGTGATTGGCTGGTTGTCGGTGTTCATTCAGATTGGTGGATGGTTTACTCTCGTGGTGGGTTTGTTCATAATTATAATACTCGCCGAGAGATTATCGAAAATTTAAGATGTGTTGGTGAAGTATTCTCATTCAATGATTCGGATGGCACAGTCTGCCAGCTGTTGAAGATAGTAAAAATTTGTTATCCACATTCCGACATAACATATGTGTCAAATATGGATATGCATAATATGCCAGAAACTAAAATACGAGGCATAACGTTTGAAACCTTGAAATAGGAGATGTAAGTGACGAAGTTTGTCGGTAAGTTCAGAAAAAACAAAAACTATAATGATGATTACAATTACGATTATAAGAGGCATCGTAATGAACACGCAGAAATCAAAAAAATGCTTGACCGTAAAAATTTAGATGAGTATTACGAGCATTTTGATAGGCATGAATTTTTACCTGGTGACAAAAATTAAAAATACCACAGATTTTTGATTTTTTTGTTATAAGTACCGGTGTCCGCTTTTAAAATAAAGGTATTAGCTTTAATTCTGGTATACCTGTTGTATTAAAACAACAAAGCCTTGACATCTCCTCTAAACTGTAGTATCATGGTAATTTCCTGGTCGGAGATTACATTATGATTATACACGGTTACATTCCTAAGTCTAAAAAACGCAAAGTTCCAAAATTAGTGAAACAACGTCACGAAGATTGGTTAAAATCAATTTCAGAAATACCACGGATTTGCAAATATACCAAGTCCACGACTATTTCCAAATCTGTACCATCTCCTAAAATTCCTGTTGGCAGGGAAACTCCCCATTACGCTTCCATTGATACGGGTTTTATACCTTGTGTTAAAAAAACGGAATATTCTTATACTGGCGATAAAATGAAAGGTATAGGCACAATGCATAAGTCAAATGCCGTTCCTGTATTCACGGATACTGAAGCCAAAGAAATTTCAAGTATGCGGAGATGATATGAATACACCAAAAGGTTGGAGTGATGAAGATTGGCAAGATTATGAGGAATATTTTCAATCTTTAACTTGCCAAGAAAAGGAAATTGAGTTAAAATCCATGCTAGCATTAGGAAAAGCCAAACAACGAGGCAAAAATGTCGTTGTAATTGACCAATATTATGAAATGTGAGAAATTATGTTGCAACAATGGGAAGAAACACAAATATATAAAGGTATAGATGAGATTATGTTTAATCTAAGGCACATTCCAGCTGAAGATGTAGCATATTTTCTCGTAAAATTTGATCCGAATCTTGCCGATAAGTTGGTAAGTGCGATTGAGCAGAGTTTTTTCGACAAGGATTTGAAAAATGTCAAATGATTTGCTATTTTTAGAAGCGGCAAGAGCAGATGATGAAGAAATTCCTGCTTGGAAACGCTTGGATATCGTTTGCCGTAAGTGGGCAATACTATCTCAACACGAAAAAGACCTTTCCGACTACCAAAAACGCAAGGAAATGTATCAGTAGTCAATGATGTTGCTAAAAAACAACAGTTCCGAACAAAAATCTTGACGGAATATAGGATTCCTGTATAATGGTTGTATTAATTACTCGGAGAATATATGCAACTACTTGAATCCAAATCACTTTTAGCCAAATTGATGGCTACCGAAAACTTAGTGGTAGAACAGCGTAATGTTCCTACTGCTTGTTTTGATGTCAAAAATCGTGTTTTGACAATTCCTGTCTTAGATAAGAATATTTCTGGTTATCTTTATGACCTTTTTGTTGGTCATGAAGTTGGCCATGCACTTTATACTCCTGAATCTGGCCTCATTCGTGCTAGAGATTTAAAAATCCCACAATCTATTTCAAATGTTATCGAAGATGTTCGTATTGAAAAGAAAGTCAAATACAAATATCCTGGCCTCCGTTCATCTTTCACAAAAGCATATGTTGAATTAACTCAAAAGAATTTCTTTGGCACCAATGGTGTTGATTTAAATGAATTGAATTTTGTTGACCGAGTGAATATGCATAGCAAAGGCGGTGCAATGCTTGGTATTCGTTTTGATGCCGAAGAAAGAAAACTGCTTGATGAGATTGAAGCTACTGAAAGTTATGATGATGTTTTAGTAGTTGCTCAAAAAGTTTTGGCTTTTATGAAACAAAAAGAAGAAGAGCGTAAAGCCAATATGCCAGATTCCGAAGATGATGAAGATTCGGAAGATGGTGACGATTTTGCCAATGATTGGGAAGATGACTTTGGTGATGAAAACGAAGAAGGCGAAGAAACCGAATCTGGCTCAAGACAGGCTTCTAATGATTATAATGACGGCGAAGATGAAGATACCGAAATAATCGGTGATGATGACCGCTTTGACCATAAAGAAGTGGAACAAGATAATGTTCGTTCTTTCACCGATGAAGCATTTAAACAAAATGAGAGAAAGTTGTTTGCTGAAAATGCAAGCAATTATATGTATGGCAACATTCCAAAATTTGATATGAAGAAAGGTATTCTTTCATACAAAGAATTATATTCAAAAATCGAAGATGAATATTCTCGTTGGTCATTAAATCTTGACAAAGTAGAAAATGGTGAATATGCCAAACTACGCCGTGATACAAGCAAAGTAGTTTCCTATCTTGTCAAAGAATTTGAATTGCGTAAAAATGCCGACCAGTTAAAGCGTGCCTCTACGGCCAAAACTGGCGACCTTGATATGAAAAAGATTTTCTCTTATCAATTCAATGATGACATTTTCAAAAAGATTTCGGTTGTGCCAAATGGCAAATCACACGGTCTTGTTATGTTTTTAGACTGGTCTGGTTCAATGCATGACCATATTGCAAACACCATGAAGCAATTGATTAGTTTGGTGATGTTTTGTAAAAAAGTAAACATTCCATATGATGTGTATGCTTTCGCTTCGCCTGAATCGTTTAATTCTCATCAACATGAGATTACACCAAAGAAAGGTGATATTGCAACCAATCCTTTTTATCTGATGAATTTGTTATCAAGTAAAATGTCGGCTGGTGAATTTACCAAAGCGGCCAAGATTTTAACATTCATGTCTAATAATCAAAGATATACACCTACCTTTATGGCTATGGGTGGTACACCATTGAATGAAGCAATTATTGCCGCCATGGAAATTATTCCTGCGTTTCAGAAACAATACAAATTGCAAATTGTCAATACTGTATTTTTAACTGATGGCGAAGGTCATACACTCCGTCAAACTTATGACCAGAACGATGAAGGCAAATTACACAGAATTGGTAAAGACTATGGTGTTAGAGATTTTGGTTTGATTATTCGTGACCCATTGACCAAGCACCAAGAAATTGTTGATAACATATATAATTGTTCCAATCATACTGGTGCATATGTTAAGTTATTAAAAGCTCGTACCAATTGTAATGTGTTAGGTTTTTATGTAATTTCTGGTCGTGAATTCGGTCGTAAGATATATGAATTCTATCCACGCACAGCAAATTACGATGCAATCAAGGCTTCATTCCGTAAAACTAAATTTGCTGTTGTTACTACGGCTGGCTTTGATGAGTATTATGTTCTCCGTTCTGAAGCATTGAACACCGATGAAGATAATACGTTTGAAGTAAAAGAAAACGCCACCACTCGTGGTCTAGTATCCGCATTTAGTAAGTATGCTGGTGGCCGTGTTGCTAACCGTGTTGTCCTTAATCGATTTATAGGAATGATATCATGATAGAACAATTAGTATCCTTTTTTGGTGCCAATGGCCACCGCCATGCCGAAATCTTATTTGTGGCATCCTGTGTAATGGCACCATACATTGTGGATTTTTTTAAAGAGTCTGATTTGTTTAAAACAGAATTTTTTTCCACCGAAGAAGAAGCTGAGGCGGCCGCAATGAAATATGCTTTTGGAGAAAACGAATGAAACTATTACATACGCAATATGGTACTGATAGAAAGGCCAATATCTTTCATAATGACCATTGTTATGTCGTTGAGTTATATATTGGTGACCGATTGTATAGAAAGATGAATGTGTTGGAAACATTAGTTGACGCTAAACATTTGGTTGAAGTATTTTTAAACGAAGGTCGAACACAACAGTTACTAAACGAAAATGCCTAATATTGCCGAAGCGGACGATTTTAGTCCAAAAAAGATAGCTGATGATTTAATTGAAAGAATGAAAAAAGCCAAAGAATGGTTTGTGTATTGTTATATTGATGAAGGTTGGTCACCAAATGGTAAACCATTTCCTTTCGAAATGAGAATTGTGGATGGCATCGTAGGTTGCCGTGTTATTTGTTCCACATATACACAAGCTCAAAAAATGGTGGCCGATTTTTTACCTGTGATTAGATTTATTAATGAACCTGAAGAAGATAATGATGAATGAAAAACAAATTAATGAAACACTCTTAATTTTACAAGAAGAATGTGCAGAAGTAACTCAAGCAGTATCAAAAATATTCCGTTTTGGATTTGATGCAGTTTGGCCAGTAGATGATTGGGCTAAAAACAACCGTCAAAAATTGGAAGATGAAGTTGGTGATTTATTGGCGATGGTAGATATTCTTGTTGAAAATGGTGTAATATCTGATGGAAATTTAAATCAGGCCAGAATTAAAAAGAAAGAGAAATTGAAAACTTGGTCAAACATTTATGACACAGAATGATTTGGTTGTTAATTTGAAAAGAATTAGGTGTTGGACAACAGCAGATTCTATGGCCAGAAAATTGCTTACCGAATTGATACAGGCACTAGGTGGTAAGTAGTGTTGCTAAAAAACAACACCTTGGTTGACACCATCCTTGGTTGTGTTATAATGGTATTAAATTATGGAGATGAATTAAGTGAGTGAATTTGATAACATGAATGTGGCAGAATTACAAGGATATTATTCCGATTTCCACAAAGCAATTTTTAATTTCCGTCCTCGTTATCATACAACCGAACAATGGTATAATCTTGAATGGTTGAAACACGAAATAAATTCATTACATGACCACATGGATAAAATGAAAGCCACGCCAGCTGGTCGTGCTCAGTTAGAATCAGAAGGTTGGCAATTTGAGGATTAATTATGACGAAATCAGGTGAAAAACTTTTAAAACTTCTTCCACATATTGAAGAATACCAAAAATACATTGAAAGCAACTATCTATTTTATAGTAGTAGATGTGAATTCAAAAACGATTTAGGTTTTACTACTGGCTTTGAAGCTGGTACTAAGTATGTTAGAATTTTTCATTGGTACGATAATGGTTCGTCCTTGAAACAAAGAAGTTGCCATTCATTCATTGATTTGAATACTGGCGATATATGGAAAGCGGCCAGTTGGAAAGCACCAGCTAAAAACTTTCCTCGTGGCAATGTTATACGAAAAGAATATGGTACAATTAGATGGACTGGTTGTTAATCGTATTAATTTGTAGTATAATATTTTTTATTATGTTAAATCATGGAGATTTTTAAAGTGAAGAAGTATCTTATTATGTTATTGCCGTTGTTATTATTACCAGCTTGTGCATCTAATCCACCTACTGTGGCTGGTGCCGAAAAGGTAGAAAAGATGGAACGCCGTGATGTGATTCGTGGTGTCGGTGAATGTGAAGATGCTGGTATGAAACCTTATGTTGAGTATGTAAGTCAAGTTACTCCTCATGGTAAAGTATTAGTACCTATCAATGTTCATTGTGATCCTAAGCGTGCTAAGTAATCATGGACTATAATACAATTCTATCGACCTTAGGCATCACACAAGGTCGACTAGAAACAATTATCATCTTTACAGTTATTGCCATTGGTATTGGCCTTATTTGTGTATTGTATTGGAAATTTCTACTGGCAGGTTTCTTTGCGCTCGTGATTATCTTTGTATTCTCACGGTCAGAGGGAACACCTGAACCATTAAATGTAATTGCCAAAACTGCACCGCCTGTGGTGATTGATGAAACACCAACACCAAAGGTAGAAGTAAAGCCTGAACCTGTGCAACCTGTTGTGGCACAGATGAGTAGGGAACAAAAAGAGTTTATGGAAGACTGTTTATCGTTAGCTGACAAAAAATCAATTTGCGAGGAATTATGGAAACAACGCTCACAATAACATTAGTTATTATTTCTGTTATCATGGTAGCATACACCTTTTATACACATATCTTATGACCGAACAACAAATACAACACCTGACGGACCTCGTTAATAAAACAACTAAACGGGCGCCGTCTTTTGCCATGATGCTCAATCATGTTGGTGCAATTCATGAACCTTTGATTGTAGAAACTGGTTGTGCCAGACAAGAAAACAATTTTGAAGGTGATGGTATGTCAACCACCATCTTTGATACCTTTATCGATTATCATGGTGGTGAATTTTATTCGGTTGATATTAATTCTGATAATGTTCGGTTTGCGGCCGCCACGGCCAAGAAAGCCAATCTGACTTGTTCTGATTCAGTAAAGTTTTTATACAACCAATCTAAAATATGGGTAGCACAGAATCGTAAGATTGATTTACTGTATTTGGATTCGTTTGACTTTGACATGGCCAACCCACATCCATCCTCGTTACATCACATCTTTGAACTGACCGCTATTATGCCATGCCTCAGAGAAGGCACCATGGTTTGTGTTGATGATAATTTTGACACCATCGGTAAAGGTGAGTATGTAAAACAATTTATGGATTTGATTGGCAAAGAAAGAATATATATTGGTTACCAATGGGTGTGGAAACTTTAAGGAGATAGACATGACCACTTTCACTAGCGAAGATAGATTCAATGCAAGTAAATATACAGACGAAGCACCTTATCATCCTGGTTACGAAGGTGTCATACCTGACCCACAATTAAAATTAGATTTACCCAATACAGAAGAACAGAACTCTTTACTCCGCAAACGGATCCTTGAACTAGAAAAAGAACTAGAAGAATACCGTTCCTTTAAAACTCGCCACTCTAACACAGCACAAGGCATTATTGACTTTTTAAGAACATGATTACATTTTTAGGCATTCTTGGTTTCATTATCACAATACTCGTGGCAGTACCAGCAACTCTGATTGCTATTGCCACCCTCATCGAACATCCAATCCGAACCATTATTTCTCTATGGTTAGACCTCATCGAAACTTACAAAAACCTCTGGTATAATCTCACGAAGTAAACGACACGATCCGGCGAAACGCAATCTCTATATTATGGCAAAACTAATCCTAGTACCTCTCGTTCTTCTCTGCGTTTCCGCCGCTTCCGGACAAGGCCTTCCTCCGATACCAAAAGATACCGAAATAATCCTAACCTGCCGTCCTCAGAAGCCGCTGAGCCATACTTGGATCTGCGTAGACCAAAATGGTAAAGAACGAACCAATTTAATCATTAAAGACAAGGAAGCAAAATGAGGTTACTCCATATATTCCAATACTGGACTCATACCGACCTCTGGTTCTCACCACATTTCTGGTACTTCAAAGAGTATACACCAAAAGGTTATCTATTATTAACTATCTGTGGTATCGCAATGGTCTTTGACCGACCAGATAGGTTCATATGAACATCCGCCAATGGAAAGACGGAGAGACCGTTGCAAACTTTCTCTACTATGACGAGACCGGTAGAATCATTGGTGAAGTTGGCCTTGCTGGGCACCAGATTAAAACTAAACACACGACAACCATCTATCCAGACAACAAAGAAGTTTTCTCATTAGGAATGTATATTAATTCCGAATTTGCTAAACAAGCCGTAGAGAGATGGTGGTTAATCCAAGAAAGGACTCT